CGTGTGCTGAAGTTTTAACGCGCCAGTCCCGTAGCCTAGACCCAGAATACAGGTTTTACCCACGAACCGTTCCACAGGATTGTCTTTGCTGATGGGTCGTTCATATATCTTGGTTGCGAACGCAGAGTAGACATCTTCTCCATTCGCAAACTGTTTAACGACGTCCTCCTGTCCAGCAAGCCATACCAACACACGCGCCTCGATCTGCGACGAGTCACAGTTGATAACAACAAAGTCGTCGGGCGGGATAACTGCATTCTTGAGGGTCTTTTTCTTCTTATCTCGACTAGGCAAATTCTGGAAATTGACCTTATCAGAGCCAGCCCATCTGCCAGTGTGAGCGCCATAATATTTGAGAGGAATGGGGAGTCGCCCCTTATTACGTTTGCCTGTGTCGATGAAACGTTGAATGCGGGATTCTTCGAGGGTGGACATCGTGCCGAGTCGGACAGCGCAAAGTTGTTGAATGAACTCATCGTCGTGTTCAGCCAACGCCAGAAAGCCTTCATCATTTTTAGCCAACGCATAAGTCATCTCTCCTTTAGATTTCTTACCCTTACTTGGTTTCATCGGTACTTCGATGTTGTGTTCAGTCAGAATGGCGGCGAACTGCTTGCCGCTTGCCAGCTTCTTGCGTACCGCTTCTTCGTCCTTGCACTTGAGTTGTTCCATGAGTGTCTGGAGCAACGCCATCTTTTCTTCTTTGAGTTCGACGAGGCGATCTTGGAGCAACGCATCATCCACATAGAAAGATGGCTGGGTAAACATCCGCAATGTCATGTCAATCAATTTAATCTCATTCGATGGGAACGCGCTCGCAAGTATTTTGAAGAGCTTGATTGTGAGATCCACGTCGTTCTTGCAATACTCACCATATCGGTGGAGTTCTTCTTCGCTGAAGTCAAGACGTTTCTTACCCTCCGCGTGTATCACCTCATCGCCTTTCTCACCAATCCCATAGCGGATAGCCAGCGCCTTGAGTGAGCCACCCGCATCCACGCCATGTATCGCCCTCGCCATACATAGGGTGTCAAACAAGAATGTAGGATTAATTCCAAAGTGCCATGCCAAGATACATCCGTCGAACAAAGTGTTGTGGCACAGAAGGGTCGAATCATCCCAGTCAATCTTCAGTAGATGTTCTTTGATCTCATCCTTCGTTCCTGAGAACCATGTGGTTGGTAGATCGTCGATCTTTACACCTACACCGATCACCTCAAAGCGACGGTCTCGGACATACTCCTCAGTCGTTTGGGTTTTAAAGCCCAAGCCCTTGGCGTAATAGGTTTCAAAGTCAAGCGTGATGAAGCTCATTTACTTTCTTTCCGGCAATGTTGTGCAGTCTGTCTGCTAACTGAGGTAAATCAAGATACTGATCTCTGTGGGGTGTGTCGTCTTCAATTTCTTCTGAAGGGGCGGTGTAGGTGCGGATGTCCGTATGGTACTCAGGGGCGGTTACATAACAGGAATAATTATTCCAACTGAAGACACTAAGACCTCTGATGTGTTCTCGTATCTTTGTTCTCTTGCCGTTTGAATAGTTGCGCTCATGTTCTTCTACAAGATGAATGATTCGCTTGGACGTGCCGTTTACAGTGACCACCTTGTCACGGTTTTTGAAATAATCTTTAGTGTCTTTGGGGTCAATGTAAAAGACTGCTCTGTGCCCATCTCTCTTGACAGTCGTTGACCACATGTTGCGCCTCTCGCCCCAAAAATTAAAATGTTCGGTAACCCAAAAACATACTGCTTTGTCTGTGATGTCCTTGTTATCTTCGTCCCAGCTTGACATCTGCCACTGCTTGCGGGTGTATGCGCCACTCGGTGTTTTTACAGGTTTATGATGTAGCTGGTGTGTTGTGTTAACTGTTCCGTCGGCATCTATGGTCACAAAAAAATACACCCAGTAAATTTTCTTTCTTTCCCTTGAGCGATACCCAAACCCACATTGATATGCTGTTCCCTTTTTCTTAGCCACAAACCACGGACACTTCTTCTGCTTGATAGCAAAGAAAAAATCAGGGTACATGCCATCTTTATCTTCTGAATGCTTCTCACCCATGTTGTCAGCAATAAATAAAATTGCGGGTAACCCAGCTTCTTTGTTAACTTTGTCGGTGTAGTTTTCTATATCTTTTTCTAGCGCTTGTCGTACGAAACTAGGCATGACAGATACACCAAATTTCTTGAGTCCGTCCACCTCTCGTTTAGGTAAAAATGACATGTCTTCGTAGTCAATGCGCATCGCACCAAACGAGTAGTCAAGGTTATCCAACAACTCCGACAGCGTTTTGGATTTGTTCTTGTTGTAGGTGCGCTTGGGGGCACTTGCAACAGGCTTAGCTAATGATTGTTCTTCCTCAGCCTCAACTGCTTTTTGTTTGGTAAGCCTAGCCCATAGTGATTTAAACCACTCAACGATTGTTTTCATAACAGTGCGTCCTCAGTGTTGTCTAGCATAAACTTGCGTGCCGTTGTTTCATGTTTCTTATGTAGCTGTTCAAGCACTTTTGGGTCTACGCGCTCGAACGGATTCCACATGTTTTGTTCTAGTAATTTTGAGACGTTCTGTCCTCTCCGCTTTGATCTGCTCTTGTGGGACGATGACTTCTTCGGTTGTGAAGCTATGTTCATTTGCACACTCCCGCCTACGTCTGTATCTTGTGGGGGACGATCTTGTCTCTTTGACCAGACTCCACGCACCGCAGTGAGGACACTCCATGAATATTCCCTTCTTCCTTTGTTTTAAACATCTCACCGCACACGGTGCATCTCCACATCATTGTTTGGTTGATGATCGCTTGACGATCACCACGCAGTCCACGTATCTTGCCAAAAAATGTTTGTACTGATTCAATCATCGTCGTCCTCCCTTTTCACCTTGGGTTTAATGTAATCACTGTCTGTTATCCCTTTCTCCTTCAGATAAAACTCCATTGCAACAAGGTACGGGTCAAAGCATGGCAACGGCGCATCGTCGTAGTAATAGTATGTCGGCTTGTACTCATCCACTGACGTAACAGTCGTGCCGTCAACAACGTGGTGGTACTTTGTTTGTTGCATTTTGATTTTGCAACCCTCTGCTCTCGCTACCGCCAGCTTCAACTCAATACTGCCAATAGGTACAAAGTTACTCCGTGTTTCATGCAGGGTAATTAACTTGTGCCTCATGACTTCTCCCTTTCTTTAATCCTTGCAACACGCTCCATCCGCTTCTTGTGCGCGGTCGTGTATATAACGTGTTCCATGATCGACTTCACATCAATCCAATACGACCCCTTTGTTGGTTGAAACTTCTCCATGATGCCGTTGTCAGCGTCTTGTCGTGCCTTGGCTTCAATGACTCGCATACGCTCATCGCCTACAACTTCCTTGCAAGTATCAATGTCGAAACTGTTAGGCGTCAGCATTTCATATGTCCTCTTTACTAATCATTACGATTGCTATTGCCACGCCAATAACAAGGATTGCGCCAAGGCACATTAGAAATACTACCCATGCGATTGTTTCAAGCATCTTTGTTCTCCTTAAATAACTGGTTTCAAATAACGTTTTTGATAGTCACAAAAAAAGGCATGGCGAACCATGCCTTACGAATTAGGATTGTGTGTTAGCAATCTCTCTGTTGAGATACCACTGAGCCTTCTGCAAGTCTTGTAGCTTGTTGCCCTTGTGGTCTGATCGTGTGATGTACTTCACTACATTGCCAAGGTTGTAGCCAAGCTCTTTCGACTCGATGAAGTCGATCGTCTCGATACCGCCCACCTTGTAATGCGAGGGATGATTCACTGGGTCTTCTACCATCGTGATATGGAAATGTTCCTGCACGATGCTTGGGACTTTATTTAACGACCCAGTAGAGGCTGGGTTCTTATTTATCTTCTTAACCCTGTAAACACCATCTTTACACTTAACAATACTCAAGCGTTTTCGACAGATTGACAGTAAGTTATGTGCGTATGGTTTAGCCACGCCAAGTAACTTCACTACTTCGTCAACTCTTATGTCAGGATTCTTGTTTAATAAACCGCTGACCTTTTTTGTGTTAGTCATCTGACTTCTCCTTTTTCCTTCGTTTCACTGATACGATTCCTGCCCCATGCAGGTCTCGTGCTTCTTGCATTGCATCTGCAAGTTCATAAGCAAGGTTAGGTATCTCAGTAGGGTGAAGCCCTTTCATCAATAAACCTATCATTGCAAATCCTGCGTGTAGATCACGCAAATTACTTTTGTCTTGTTCATCCATTTAAAAACTCCTTGACGATATGTCCTTCAATAGTTTTTCTAACTCATCAAAGTTATCTTCGTTCACTACTATGGTGTAGCCCCCGAACCTACGAATGTTGTACATGTGTTGATCTTGTAGAGCAGTGGGTTTGTTCTTACCAGCCTTTGCTTCGATGCCGAGGAAGTGTCCGTTGATACATACAAGGTAGTCAGGCACACCCGCACAACCAAACCCTGTGCCAATCGGCATCGTGACATAGCAATCGTATGCGCTAAGAATCTTCCTGATCTTGGCTTTAACTTTCGCCTCGGGTGTGTTAGCCATCGTTCTCTCCTCTCATTGATGCCAATGTTGGGCGTGTCACCACCATGCAGTAGTAAGACTCGGACGCTCTCCATCCAATGTCTTGAAGCTCGATCGACTGTGTGTTGCTGTACAAATCTAATCTTTGAAGTTTGTTGTCGGGTATCACTATGTGATCGGTTGCAAGAATCATTGCCATCTTTGTCTTCAACTCATCAGGCAATGTGTCCTCGTCGTATCGCCTATGGAATCCATCAGCGACATAGACGATGTAGTGATCTTCAATGCGTCGTAGTGGGACTCTCATCAAGTCCCATTTTGTTTTGTGAACAACAGGGGCGAGGTCTTCACTCAGCATGGAGTAACCATCCAAATGTAGTCATAGTGTGTGGCTTGTTTCTCGTAGAAAAACACCGCATCGAGGTTCTCGTCATACGTATCAGACACAGGGATGTAGCCGTTCTGCATACGATGTCCCTTACCCTCATAAGCTAACTTAGTCATAGTCATCACAGGGATGAGATCATCACGCTCGGTGATGTCTTTGTATCGTTTGAATTGCTCGACGATTTCATACTGTTTGTCCCCTACGATTTTGACTTTGCCAACTATGAAGTGACCGTATTGATCTGC